CATTAGTGTTGATTAGAACAATCATCTGAAGGCTTTATAGGGATTGGCATATGTGTACACCAAATAAACAGCTGGAAACCATGGCTTAGGATAACTAGTAAAAGAGTATCACCACTCCACGATATCAATTGATTTTTTGAGCAAGTGTATAGTTTGAGGTAGTGACTGATTCTATGTTACCAGAAAGCCTGATAGAGCATTGTTTAGTGGGAATTTTACCAACAAGATCCGCTCCGACTTTTCAGCAGATGACCATAGACAAGCCATTTTGAATGGAATATATTGTTGGGGATCCAATTTGCCCATTTTTAAGCACAATATTCCTGACAGGATCGTTGAACTAGACAAGCATCAATTGTCGTATGTGAATACACACACCGATCAAAATTAGATGCACATGGCATATGAGCCATACTTTGGAGCCAATTACCAAAATGTATAGGAATCCACTTTTGACGGTTACATTTATGCCGGGTTTTGTGGACAGCAATAAAACATGCAACCAAAGTAGTCGCAAAAACAGCTTGCCCTCTAAGGCAAGAAAAAACCAAAATCTGGGCCCAATGGACCCAGTAACAAACAACTGCACCAGGAAATGGTACAGCTTAAGTAACAACTCTCCCGGATGCCAACCTAGAGAAAAAGAGAGATGGCCGTCGCACGGCAACGTCTTACTCTTAGCGGGACAAACTATGTTGCCTCTGTGATTTATCCAGAGGAATATAGCCAAGCAAGAGTTCCAACACCGTTTCCCGTGTCTTCAGCCACCCAACATTTCTACCAGTCTTACAACATGACCACCAATATAAATGGTGAATTCATGGGGTCCTTTTTTCCGTAAGCACAGTCTCAGCACAGTCTACAAATGTACAATAGTGGTGCACTTGATTTGAATGCTGGAGTTACCCCTATGTCAGGGGCATCAGCAAGCCTGGCCGGAGCATACTTCACAACCCAGAATGCAGCATCTTATAGAGTTGTTTCTTGTTGCGTCAAGGTAACCTTTACAGGGAACATAGCCAACAACTAAGGATTCATGGGAGGTTCGTATATAGGTGAAGCCTTAAACGCGGCAGCACCCCTATTGACTAGGCCATTTATAGACAAGTACCCAAATTCACAAAGGGTTCGAGCAGATGAGGGTCTTCGTATCGTTTGGTACCCAAGAGACCCAGCTGATTTGAATTACCAATTGCTCACCCCTTTAATGAAGGGTATAATTGCCTTTTACGCCACAGGTATGTCACCTTCATCAACAGTAGGAATTATTGAGACATGGACCAATTTGGAATATTATCCATCTTTAGGGTATTAATCCATTATTGACCGGTCCATTATACCGTCAGATCCACAAGCCTTACAAGTGGTCGAATAGATAGCCGGATCACATCCTGAGGTCTTTACCCAATCACAAGCAACAGCAGCCAAAGTGAACTCCAAAATTAAGAGCAGTAAGGGCATCATTGACACTATCATTGATGTCGCCAATGTTCTGGAGGATGTCCCAGTTATAGGATCAATTGCCAAATATGGCGGCAAGATTTTGAAGTCTGTTCAAGCAGCAGGCGTCTTTCGAGGAGACTCAGCCATGAACTCATGACCCCGGAAGGTTGATGCAGGCACATCAACCACCCTTGATCAACAGTATCTATGAAATCATTAAAATCCTTCGTAGTACTAATGACCAAGTTATCGATGTAATGGACATCGTCAAAAACCATTATTAAACATC